GTAATTTCTTGAGCCAAAGCAGCCATAATTTCTGCTTCTACGTCAATACCGTGCATGGCTTGTGCATCTTGTGCAGATTCAAAAGTCCAACGTGCTTGCAACTTACGTGTGCGAGCTTCAACGGCTTGCTTCAAGATTTGTACGGAAATTTGCTTACCGCCAGTACCTTCCATGGTAGCAGTGTTGCCACCAGTGTAGTTGCTAGTAGAGTTAGTACCAGCAGGAACTGTAGAGTATGCAGTAGCAATCTTGAATGGTGACAATGCTTCTTCACCGGCTGATACAGAAGTAGCAGCAGCAGAAGTGTCTGTCAACGAGTTTGCATAGCGAACACGTAGAGTGTGGATTTGGCCAACTGGACCTGTCATTGGCTGAACGCCTACCAATTCGTTAGCAATAACGGTTGGCATTACACGACGGATAACTGGCAAAATTACACGGTTAAGTGTAGCGATGTTACCACTTGCTGTAGAACCCGCAGAAGCGTTTTCTTTCAAGTACTTGCGAGTGTTTTCTAAGATAACACCCATGCTGTTGCGCTTTGAGCCGTTTAAACCTTCAAGCAATGCTTCTTTGGTTTCGCCCCAGCGGCTTTCTAATAGTTCTTGTGACATTTAAGTCTCCTATAAAAATTTTATAACCCTGCCAGACGCTTGAGGTCGATCACGTTACTGCGATCTTCCGGCTGACTTGGAACAGTTTTATCCCCAGTTACTTCAGTGACAGATTCTGCGATTACTTTACGGGCTTTCACAGAGCGGTCTTCTAAAACTGCTGGTAGATACTTTTCGAAGGCGTTTTTCAAACGAGAAGTTTGTACGCTTTCCAGTAAATTACGCATGACGTCTGCTTTTTCCTTGTTTAGAGGGGCTAGCAACATTTCCATTGTGCTTTGACGCTCATTGGATTCTTTGATCATACGTATTTCACGTTCTTTGGACTCAACAACAACTTTTGCTTGTTGTCCGAGTTTGACGGCCTTAGCCAATTGCTGTTGTTTGCTTTCTAACATAGCGTATAGTTTGCGGACTTCTGCCTTCTCATTCAAATGAGTAGCACCGAATTCTGCTGCGTATGCTTCGAAAATCTTGCGACCAAAATTGTTCTCACGAGCAACTTTGATGTCTTCAGACAATTGAGTAAGTTCAGCCTTCAAGTGGTGGCTAACAGCCTGACTCATCTTTTGAGCACTTTCCTTAATGAAACGTGCTTTTAGAGTTTCAAGTTTGCTGCGGGCTTCACGAACTAGACGAACTTTGGTTTCGACTACTTCACGCTTGTCTGCGGCAAATTCTTGGATCTCACGAGCCAATGCATGTACCATAAAGTTCTCGAGTTTTTCAAGTCCTTCGGCATGCATTTTACGGTCTTTACGCAATTCGCTAATTTCTTCAGCAAGTTTGGTAACCATAAAGTTGTTAAACTTTGTAGCACTTTCACCCATCTTGCGTTGGAACTTAACACGATCTTCTGCAAGTGCTTGCTTTTCAGCCGCAACTGCTTGGATCTCTGCTGCCAAACCTTCTGTCACCATCTTGTCTAGGGCTTCCACCATCACTGTTTTATCATGCTCATAGCGTTGTGCGAACTCTTCACGTAGTTCAGCACGGGCTTGTTCACGAGCCTCACTTAGCTTGGCTTCCCAGGCTTCGTTAATCTCTTTACGAGTATCCTCGTTGATCAAGTCGCTATCTAGCAATGGTTTGATTGCATCTAACATTAGTAGATTCTCCTTAGATTTTAAGTTCTCTGATGAGTTTTACAACTTCATGCTTGAGATACTTTTGCACTTTGTTGTCCTGGCCAGCCTCTTTAGCCACTTCCAACAATCTATGTCCGTAGTTCATGTTCATGAGACTTTCATAAATTGCTTTTGGATAAGCATTAGGAGCACTGGGTTGGGCAACCACATCTATAGTAACTATTTCAAAGTCACTTACATGTCCTGTTCTGTCGTCAACGTTACCAGAACCGCGGCTTGATACGCCCAACTTAACGCCAGAAGTAAGGAGAGTCTTAATTAACTCGCCCATGGGGGTTGGTAGAATCTTGAGCTTGCCGCAGCCTGCATCTCCGTCCATCCACATATTTTCAACACTGTGGCAAACACGATCCAAGTTGATTTTTAAGTCATCTGGGTGATCTACTTCGCCTAATACAGAGTTACCGTTACGGATCTGTTCGTTAATAGTGTTTACAGCACGAGTAATTTCATGCAATGGATATACGCGGTCATTTGCATTGCGCTTGTTGCCTTCAATGCAAATGCCTTTGAGATAGAGATTCTTACCGTGGCCATCTGGTCCAGATTCTTCTAGAACCTGGATGTTGGCTTGATTAAAGGTAAGTTGTTCTCTTAAGGTTTTCATTAAAGATTAACCTTTAGCAACTGGAGACTTGGTGTTAACACCGCTTGCTTGGCTCAAGTGTGGCTTTGGTGCTGCGCTTGGCTTTTGTGTGCCTTGTGCAGGAGTGTTACCTACTTTGCCGATCAAATCTTTTGTTGTATTGCTGTATGCGCTGGAATCGTGCTTGCCGCCCATTTCGCCGCCTGTGCGTACTGGCTTAACGCTAGAGCCGATTGGGCCTTTTGCGCCTGCATTTGCAGCAACATTAGACTTCTTGTTGACGCTGCCTTCTTCAGAAGTCACTGGCTTTGGGGCTGCTTTTAAACTAACTGCTTCCATCATGCCGTCAGTCATTTCTTCTGTGTCGTCCATTTCGATAGCATCGCCACCTTCTTCTGGACCAAAACCGTCGCCGTCACCGTGTTCTGCTGCTTCTGCACCCATTAGGTCTTCAAACTCAGCCATTAACTGGTCTAATTTGTCTTCTAAGTTAAGGATGTCGTCTTTGGTAGCAGCCTCTTCGCCGTCACCGTCGCCGCCCATTGTGAAACCTTCTTCGTCGCCGCCTTCGTCGCCGCCGATATCAAATTCTTCTTCCTCTTCGCCTTCGAGGTCTTCTTCGCCTTCCATGCTGATGTCAGATTCTTCTTCTGCTTCAACATCGTCGATCAAATCGTCAGAAGCATCGCCGCCCATGGCGCCTTCGTCTAGATCTTCTTCTTCGGATTCATCTAATTCTTCTTCAGCACTTTCGTCCAAGTCTTCCTCGGCTTCTTCTGCCATGATATCTTCATAGATTTGGCGTGACTTTTCAACAACGATGTCGTGGAAAAGTTCTTGTGCTTTGTGTTGCTCGTCATTGATCACGTATTCGATCAATTGTTCAAATTTATTCATGTTGGGAACTCCTATAGGTAAAGTATGTTGTTATTTACGATGGAGTTAAAATATTGGTGCTTTAAGGCGTCAAAATGACGATAAATTGCAAAAAATTATACAACCGGCGCAGGAGGTGGTGCATATTGTTGGCGCACCAGTTTTAATTTCTCTTTATATTCGTAGGCACGAACATCATTCATTTGTCTCAATTTGTTGAGTTGACGCAAAGTCAGACGAGTCTTGCGCAGGTCGCCTAACTGGGGCTGACTGTTGTCATCCCCTAAATCCTGATATGCTTCAGGTTCTTTTTTAAAAAACTCGTTTAAGATCATACTTCTATTTATACTGCCGGGGCTGCTCCACCGGGTGCAGGAGGCAACCCAGCGCCAGGGCCCACTGCTGGGGTACCAGGAGCAGCAGGCTCCATGCCAGCAATTTCTTCACCAGTTGAAATGTCTGTATCCAGTGCACCTGGGGTAATACCCACAGAACGTAGGTCTTGTCCAGATTGTGTTTGCATTTCTGGCTGATCGCGCTCTTCGCGCCACATTTCTTCGTTTTCTTTGATCTCTTCTTCTGTAAGACCCAAGAAGCGTTGTAGCATAAAACGCTTGCTCATGTAAGGCAACTGCTCTAAACTAGTAAAACTATTAATACGTGAATTGTCCAGTTCACTTTGGCGGTAACTAGCAAAGTTTTGCGGGGCATTGAACTTGATTTGAAACAGGCCTGAGTCAATATTAAAGCCGCGCCACTTCAAGAACATCTTGAATTCGTCGTCTAACTTTTGGCAAATCAGTGCTTGCAAACGCTCACAGTACTGATTAAATCGGTATTCTTGAATAAGTGCAGTACCAACTTTGCCATCGTTCATTGCTGCACCTGAGTCGTCTGGTCCTGTTGGCAAGTATGAACTAGGTACACGCAAACCACGTGCCATTTTGTTGTTGAAGTACTTCAAGTCATCAATTTCACCAAGATTCTGTCCACCTTGTAGTGTATCTACACTAGATCCGCGACCTTCTGCTGTTTGTGGGAAGAAGTAATCTTCGTTGATGCTAAGTGGATTATAACTAGCATCCATCATGTTGTTGCCGCCGCCTGTGACTGTAGGAATACGGCGTTGGTGCATTTCGTTCTTTACACGCTCAACAAACTGCATAGCAAGGTGGCTAGGCATGTTACCAACGTCAATTTTGAACACTCTGCGCTCTGGTGCACGGCTTACACGATAGATCAAAACAGCGTCTTCTAGCAATTGTTTTTGCTTGAAAACCATGAAAATTTGCTCAAGAATACTGCGCCCGAAAGGCCAGAATACATCCAAACCTTCGTTTAAACTAACGTGAACCACGTGCTTTGCATCGATACAAACTTCGTTCATAGCCATTTGAAAACGGCTATTTGATGTTCCGCCACCTGTACCACCGTTAGGCATAGTGTAGTTTGCAGAGCCAGAAATACTACCTGTAACAGGGTTAGTCATGTAGTCTGTTGTAGTTTTTGCTGCAACTGACATGTTCTGGAAGTTAGGATTAATGTCACGAATGACGTATTGTTCAGGGCGCTTGCCCTCAGATTCGTTAACAATAACACGAGCCAATTTGCTCATGTCGACCCACATCATTTCAAATGTTTCTGGATCACGCACAAAGATCTGATCGCCGTACTTGATAGTGTTGCGGAACAGTTTAAAGATACGCTGATCTAGTTTGTTTAGTTTAACCCACTGTTGTAATTGCTTCTTGATGATATCAATTTCGTGATCTGTGGGTTTGTCGTTGAACTTGACTTCAAACGGTGTGTCATTTTGTTCGTTGATCTGTGTTGAGAACTCAGCAATGATGTCCAAGCATGCATTGATCTCCGAATCCATGTCCATGTTTTCGTACTGATTATAACGTTCAATACGGTTAGGGTGTCCAGAATAAACTTCTGGCAGTCGGCTTGCATAGTTGCGGAATACAAAGTCAGCATGTGCTAAACCTGAATTGCCATCATTTTTACCGTACTCAGGCAAACCAAATTGGTTTCTGCCCGAAATGGGACTTAATTGCCCTGACGTATCGGCAACTTTAAAATACTTGCGCCAGCCTTGTTTGTTTTGATCTGCCATAGTTTATTATTTACCGTTAATTAGCAGACACTTGAAGTATCTTTGCGCTGATATCGTTTGTACTGCGTTGCTCTCTAACCATGTCACTCATTGCTTCGTACAGTGCGCCCATTTGTTCTTGCATGGCTCGCAGAGCATTAACTGCTTCCTGGAAGCCTTCAACTGGAATAGCACCGTTTTTAAGTGGTACCATTGCTTCAGGGCCTTTTTCAGCAACCATAGCAATCTGCGGCTCGTTGGCAATACCACCGTCTGCATATCCTGCAATTTGCGCATGGATGTGTCCTGCTGTTGCTTTAGAACTTGGATTGTTGTATTCGTCAATTGCTGTGCTTGCGCCCATGCTCTTTAACCAGTTAACAATCTCTTGGCCTTCTTCAGGAGTAGGTGCCTTGCTCAATGCAAAGTCCATGGCCTGACCCTTGGTATGGAAACTCGAAGGTGATTTTTCCTGATGGAACTTGTCGTTGAATCCTGAGAAATATGCAAAGTTAGGCATGTTGGCTTGTACTTGCTCTGCCATGCTGATAATTTTAGGACTAATGCCTGCACCTTCTGCTTGTACATCGCCTGCTTTGATTTTAAGACCTAGCCCAGCCAGATCACTTTGTGACATACCGCCGCCGGCGCCCGATCCCGGAGCAGATGGAGCAGAAGTTTTAAGACCTAGTCCACCGCCGCTTGACGGAGCAGCGGCGCCTCCTCCTGAAGACATTGTAGGTGTTCCAACCACTGTGGTAGTCATTGCAGTAATTTGGTCTTCATAAAATCTTGATCTTAGATCAAAAAACTTCTTTTGTAAGTCACTGAATTTTTCTACTCTGTGTAGGTCTGAGTCTGTAATACGCTCGAGTTTTTTAGTGTCATCAATGATGTCACGAACTGCACGTTCAATTTGATCTGCTTTTTGTGCCGATGCACTGGTCATTGCAGCGCCACCGCCCATGGGCACAATCTCACCTGCCATGGTAGGAACAAATAATTCTGGACCTTCTTCGCCAACTAGATACGGACTACCTTTTTTAACAGGGCCGCCCATGGCACGGGCTTCTACGTTCTTTAGTTGTTGACGCATCCATGCCTTGTCACGCTCGCTAACATTAGGATCATTCAAGGCTTCAATCATAGCCTTTTGTTCGTCTGTAGTTGCTTCGTACTTTGCACCTACACCAGTAATTTGATTCTTTACGGCTGCGTTGGTATTTGCTGCTTCTTCTTGCTGCGATATAAACTTACCATTGGAAATCTTACCAAGCACTTTTCCAGCAAACTCTACCTTCTCAGCAAACTTAATCATTTCGCGAGTAGCATCAACAAGACCTTTTTCAACAAAACGTTCAAGAATTTCGTTGGCTTTTTGTTGTGTTAATGTTAACTGTACTTGTGCTGCTACTGCTGCGTCTGCTGCTTTGCCGCCTTTGGCGCCCATCTTTGCTTGGTCGTCAGCAATCTTTTTCAAGTTAGCATTAAGGTCGCCTTCGGTTGCAATACGAATCTTTTGTATTTCACCAAACTTCAACATGAAGTCATCTGCTACCCCAAGTTTAGCAAGTTCTACACCGAACTTATCACCAGACTCGCCAATTGCTCGCCCAATGGTAGTAATAGCACCAGCAGCATTTTGTGTGCCGTCTTTGAGTCTCTCAATTTGTTCAAACTGCGCACCTTGTGCTGCCATGTTTAACTTTTGTGCATTTGGATCCAACAAGTTGCCTGTGACGCTGGCACGGAAAGATGCGCCAAACTCTTTACTAACCTTGGTAGCCATGATGTTGGCTTGCATTAATTCTTCAGCGGCCTTTAAAGACTTTGCATCACCTTTGAGTTGTAGTTCACGGATCTGTGCTGCAAACATTTGCTCAGTGAGTGCTTCCTGACGCATGTCTTCTTGTTCTTGGCGAGTAGCACCTGTGAGTTTTGTCAGCGCATCTTGTTCAACCAAATACTTTCGAGCACCTTCGGCCAACTGCTCGGTAGTCATCTTTTGTGAATTGCCCAAGCGAGTTTGCAAACGCAGGTAACTCATTGCACCTTCGTTGATCTGCTCTTGAGTCAAGCCCATGTTCATCAGGCTTTCGCGGCTGGCCTCCATGGCTTGACCCATCTCAGCAAACTTCTTGCGACCTTCAAAAACAGTGCCACCAAACAATGCTAGATCATGACTGTTTTTGTTTACCAGTTGGACAAACGAATCCAACTGACTCATTGACAGGCCTAGTTTCTTGGTATCTTCAAACAGGCCTTTCATACCATCTGACGCAGATCCGCCAGCAGCACTCATGTCCTGGAACCCCTTGAACAGGGTGTCACTCATTACGTTGGCTGCTTTGGTATATTCGTTACTGAGTTCGTAGACTTTGGCAGCTAACAACCCAAGACCGGCTACTAGACCTTTGATCAGCGGGCCACCGGGCACCATTACTGACAAGCCAACTGCTGCTAACTTGGCTGCTTCTGTTAAACTGTCCAGAGATTTATTAAAGGCCTTGGCACCACGTTCACCGTTGTAAACTGCTTTTGCAGCATCAGTGTGGGCATCAACATATTTGCCAATAGCATTGCCTGCGGTATTCATGCCCGCGGTAAAGTTATCAATGCCATATTTGGCTTTTACCTGTGCATCTCGCAACTGTTCAGCAGTTTGTGAGGTCAGTTTACCAAATTGTGTTAAGTCTTGGTTTACTTGACGCATTACTGCGGCTAGTTCTTGTGCTTCGTTATTTAGATCGGCCATGTAAAGTACCCATAAGTAGAACTATATTTATAGGTGATCTATGTCCCAAAATCCTAACCCGTTAATGCAATATTTCCGTCAACCGTCAATTTATTTGCCTCTGCCCAGTCGCGGCGAATTCTGGGCTGATGGTTCTATAAACCTGCCGCGCAACAAGGAACTACCAATTTATCCAATGACTGCCATTGACGAAATCACGTATCGCACACCCGATGCGTTGTTCAACGGTCAAGCCGTGGTAAGTGTTGTGCAAAGTTGTGTGCCTGATATCAAGGATGCGTGGGAATGCCCAGCACCCGATTTAAATGCTATATTAACTGCAATTCGTATTGCTAGTTACGGACACAATTTAGAACTTACTACAACTTGCCCAAATTGCAACACAACCGACGACTATACATTGGATCTGCGCAGTGTACTAGATCAAATGAAAATGCCAGATTTTTCTAAGTCTATTACCTACGGTGATTTAGAAGTTACGTTCCAACCGCTGACATATCGTCGTCAAAACGAAACAAATCAATTGCAGTTTGAGAATCAGCGTATGTTGCAACTGATCCCAAATTCTGATCTGCCAGACGAAGAGAAATTGCAGCGACTCCAGGACGTTTTAAAGCAAATCACAGAATTAACAATTGAGGCCATAAAGTACAGTATTTCTAGCATCCGCACACCAAATGCAATTGTTACAGAAACTGAATACATCCAAGAGTTCTTGAAAAATTGCGACCGCAACTTGTTTAACTCTATCAAGGATCATGTGATTGCACTTCGCGAATCCAGCGATCTCAAACCACTGGATGTTAAATGCCAACATTGCAGTCACGAATACACACAGCCGTTGACATTGGATATGACAAGTTTTTTCGTACCCGCCTCCTAAACTCTACATTTGAGCAAGTTTCGGAGATGGTTGATAACATGGAAAAAGAAGCCGACAATCTCCGAAAAGAGAGTTTAAAAATGTCGTGGTACATGCGTGGAGGCGTAAGTTACGAACAAGCCCTGCAAATGAGTATGAAGGAACGTCAGATGATCGGAGACATCATCAAGGATAACCTTGAAACTACTAAGAAATCTAAAATGCCGTTCTTCTAATGGAACTAGAACAAGTAAAAGCAGATATAGAATCATGGATTGTGAACTTTGTAGAAGTTCCGCATCCTGCGCTAGGCGGATTTCCACCTTGCCCTTTTGCAAGGTCTGCGAGAATGAAACGCACATTTGAAGTTTATCTAGGGTCCGATCCGTATTTTGATCTAAAGAATAGAGCAAGGTACGGCATGGGCAACAAAGAAGTTGTTATCTATGTGTATGATCCAGTTGAATGGCCACACGAACTGTTCGCCGCAAGCATCGCAGCAGCAAACAACGATCACTTGTTGCGCAACGATATTCTTGCTTTAGAAGATCATCCCAGTGATGTAGAAAACGTCAATGGTGTTATTATGAATCAAGGCAAGTATGCCATGGCGTTGGTGCAAAGTCTTTCAGACCTAAATGCCAAAGCCAAAACAATGGCCGCAAAAGGTTTTTATGATGCGTGGCCAGAAGAATATTTGCAAGCACTGTTTCAGCATAGACAAGATCCGCGAGTATGACCTATCAGTTTGCAAGAATAGATCTAAGTAAAACCAACTACACGCCCAGTGTGAAGTGGGAATATCTGCGAAAACCAGACATTTCTAAGTTGAATAGCATATACAGAGACTACTGCAAGTACAAGCATTTTGCGTCAGTAATGCCTATATTTGACAGCCGTTACACTGATCCTATGACTGATGTTATAGGCTATTACGACGGAGATAAACTAGCAGCGTTCTCATTGATCAAACGCTACGATGACAAAAATGCGCTATGCGATCAGTTCGCATGGAACTACAGCAATCCTAAATTACGTTTAGGAATTGAAACAATGAAAGCAGAGTGCGCTATCTACAAGGAACGAGGATTCCAATACTTGTATCTTGAGCAAGCGCACTTATACAAATCTCAAATAGACGGATTTGAAATACTAGGGCCCTTAGAGTAATGTTTTCTGTATATCAGCACTGGGATCCGCTGAAGGCTTGCATTGTTGGGCGCAGTTACCCTCCTGAATTTTATTCCTGGATCACAGTACCACATGTGCGTTCATTGTTTGAACGCATTGCTACAGAGACCGAAGAAGATTATCAGGCTATTATAAAAAAACTACAAGAGTTTGGAGTTGAGGTTCTGCGTCCAAACTTAGCAGATACAACATTTATCAATGGCAGATTTATGCCGCCGCCTATGTGCCCAAGAGATGTCACTGTTATGATCGGCGATACATTTTACGAAAATTATAGTTTTGATTATAAAAAATCTTACCAAGACGTCAAGGATCCAAGTTGGCCCGATTGTTGCTCTATGGAAGAATTTTTGTCGTTGCCCCAATGGATCCAAGACGAATGCAACAACGTACATGAGTTTAAGGCTTATAGAAAATTTTACTCTACATACGATCATATTTTTGATTATGTTCGCAAACAAGAAAACCAGATCAAATCACATCACTATCATCCAACACTGTTAAATGGCGCACAGATATCACGCATTGGCAAAGATTTGTATTTTGGCACAGATGCTTATAATCGAGACACCACTGACTTTAGGCAATTTGTCAACAAAGAATTTCCAGATAACAGAAACCATATTATCAACACAGGAGGCCACAGTGATGGCACATATTGTCCTGTGTGCCCAGGACTAATCGTAAGTCTTAGAGACGTGCCAACGTATGCCAATACATTCCCAGACTGGGAAGTTGTTTATCTTCCTGGACAGAGTTGGTCTAAGGTATCGGCGTTCTTAAATCTAAAACTAAAAAATGCCGGCAAGTGGTGGATTCCAGGATTCGAACATGACCAAGACGTTATTGACATTGTAGAGAGATGGCTAGGGCACTGGACTGGGTACGTTGAAGAAACTGTGTTTGATGTCAACATGCTGATTATTGATCCGAAAAATGTCATAGTGTTTAACTACAACAAACTGGTATTTGACGCATTGGAACGGCACGGCGTAACTCCACACATAGTCCCATTTAGACATCGATATTTTTGGGACGGTGGCATACACTGCGTAACTAGTGATTTACACCGAGAAGGTACACAACAAGATTATTTTCCACAGAGAGGTTAACATGGCAGATTTATATACAATTTGGGCAGACAAAGAAGGCGACATATCAGACATTGACTGGGTCAATGGCATGAAGGGATTCTTTGATCATCTTATATCAGAAGGTAAAATGGAGAGTTATCGCATCACAAGATGCAAGATGGGATTCCGTTCAATCGCAGACATGCCAGAATGGATGATTATCATGGAGTTTCGTGACATGGCTCAAATGGACGAAGCATTTAAACGAGTAGCACCTCAACAAGGAGAACTCGAAACTAAACACAAATCCTTTAATCAATTTGTCAGTGGCAATATTCAACATGCACTGTTTAGAGATTGGCCAGATAAGTTTTAACTATCAAGATGTGCTACGCACATCTATTAACTTCGCTATCGCTCGTTAATGTTATTGTTACAAAGAGCGAAGCGATTTAAGTCTTCATCCAGATCTTATGGTCACACTTTGCCCGCACAGGGCAAAGAAACTTCATCCGAGTCGGGCAAGTCACTTAGCGTTAACACATTACAGAGGCGGTTGTCCGGTACCTCGAGTGTCGTCTTTATCACAACGGCGGCTTGTACAATATACGCTAACATACGTACAAACGTGCTACCCCACGGTAGCGTCTTTTTGCTTTTTTAAATTCTGTTCAAACAATCAAACCGCAGCATTTCGCGATCTTCGTCCTGTCAAGGATAGTGATTGAGTGCTCACTAGCGCGGTGAGACTTCCATCCCTGTGATCCGAGATCCAGGTCTAGGGCACACGATATTGGCTTGTGCGGGCCGTAACTGCTTAACCGTTTAGTTTGTTGATTATGTGACTGCCATGTACACGGACTTGAATGTGGCCGTTGTACCAGTCTTTGGATTCTAGCACTCTGCGTGAAAATTGTTCTCTTGCTTCGATATAACTACACTCTGATTTAGATTTGCAGTAATAAAGTATTTCTCTTTTAAAATTGTCTTTGCCAAAAAGTTCTACATCTTTAGATAGTTCAGGGCTGGAACCGTAGTATTCTTGCCAATCTGAATCAATCTTAGATTTGATCTTCTTTTTCTTCTTGCTGCCGTTTTTGAGTTTGACTGTTTTATAAGTTGTCTTAGAGAATTTTGCTAGTTTTTTGCCTATGTATTTGCGATCGTTTAATAGGTTAGTGATGATGTAGACAAAGCCCACACAATCTTCGGGTAGTGTTTCTACTGGTTGATTTTCGTAAAGCCATGTCATGTAACATAGTTATCACGATCACCACGAAGTACCGTATTTTTCGTCTACTAATGAACTTTTGCACTTGGTTTGACATTCCTGCCACTTAAATGTTTGAAATTCTGTAGACCAAAACGAGTCTGCTAATACGTCTGTTAAAGTTCTTTTGTTTAAATTAAAGTTGCTTGCTATTTGCTGCCAGTCTGAATTGTGGTTGTATCTGTTTGCTACCCAGCAGCAAGGGAATAATTTGCCCTGGGAATCAATGTACAATCCTTTGTTGCCTATTTCGCATAACGGAGTAACTCCGTTACGACTTTTAGTTTGATTGAATAGTTTGTTGTTTGTTAACGGAATTGATTGCCATTCGCCTGATTCAGACAACGCAGTCACTTCACGTTCAAATCGATGTGTACTACTAACAAATCCTACACTGGGCTGAAGAGGATCGTCTGTACCGTAAGATGGATATACACTGCCAAACTTTGTGCTTTTTGTTAACTGGAATACGTCAACTCCTAGTTGTTTTGCAAAGTTCTGCATGTAGTCTAGTTTGTGTTCGTTGAACTTGAATGCAATTGCAGCCCATACAATTTTACAACGACTTGTGGCTCGCAGAGTTTGCAGTCCTGCAATGATACTGTCGTAGTCGCTGTTGACACGATACAAGTTGTTGCTGGCATTGTCGTAGCCGTCGATACTAAAATGCACACTGTCATAGGAATCCAGTAGATTTCCCAATGCTGCCCACCACTCAACTTTTTTATAAGAACCGTTGGTTATAATAACAATCTCAACAGGCTTGATATCTTTGAGATATTTGATGATAGGAATCAAGTCATGTGCATAGATAGGATCGCCATCGTCGCCGCAGAATGTAATCTTCTCTACGTTTGCTAATACAAACTCTCGAGTAAAGTTCTTCTTAAAGAACTCTAAGTCTAGTTCAGTGTTAACAAGACTGTTGGGAACCTCTTGACGAGCACAGCGAGGGCAAGCAAGGGTACATTTGCTTGAAACTTCTATATGAAAATGCCAAGTGGCTAACATAATTGTGTTTCTCTCTGCCATTGATTTGAAAAACTTGTGTTAACACCTTTGGTACCACACGTATCTAAGCACACTATGTTAGGTTGCATGCTAGTCCACGAACTTTGTATTTCATCAAAGTTTGCAATAAAATCTTTTTGCCGAGCACCAAGCCAACAACAAGGACTTAAATTTCCTTGTGCGTCGATGTATGCGCTTTGCTCATTGAGTGCGTGACAATTAACTTTTGTTCCTTGCACATTGGGAGATAGCCAACCAATAGGGGCTTCTAGTCTGTCTGTGAACCCACGCTTTGATACTTTGGCACGGAACCATTTGAATCCCATGTCCTTGGCAAGTTGCTCACACTCATCGACTTGATGCTGATTGTGTTTGTAAACCAACATGTCCCAGTGTGCCGAACCGCCTGCTTCTATAAAAGATCTTGCGTTGGACATTAACTTGTTCCAGTCCACATTCTTTCGATACACTGAGTTGGTATTTTCTAACCCGTCAATGGAAAAAACAACATAGTCTTGTGGTTGATTCAATATCTTAGCAAGACCGTACCACCAGAACGGATTCTGAATAGCACCATTGGTGTTCATGCCTAGTACAATGTTGGGGTTTACTGATCTAAAGTACTGATATAGTTCAACTGTGTTTTTGCCAGCAACTGGATCTCCGTAGTTGCCGCACATAAACATCTTGTCTAACTGTTGAATAGCATCATCATCAAAATGCTTTAGTACCTGACGCACAGTCAAGTGATGTTGTTGATGTTTGTGAAAGTTCCGGTCTGTTTCGCGAGCACACAACGGACATGCGGCCTGGCACACATCCGTTGGTTCTAAGTGTAAGACTTTTATATTACGCGACATCTATATCTGTATTATACGACGTGAAGCCGTTTTCTTTGACTACTTTGAGTATATTTTCTACTCGTCCGGCTAACTCGTCTCTGTGAGACACAAGCCAAATAGATTTGTGACGTTCACGACTTATTTTCTTCAACAGTCCCAGTGCGTTTTCGACACCTGATGTATCTAAACCGTTGTCAATGAGTTCGTCAATGAACAACAAGTTGATTGGATGATACAACGATTCCCAAACATCACGGAATGCCCAGGACATTGACAGGATCAGTCGTGTGCGTTCGCCGCGACTCAAGTTGTCAAAGTCTAGTTCTCGACCTAGTTCTTCAATTGAAACTGACAAATCATTGTTGAACTTAACTGTATGCGGCAATCCGATACGATCCAAGTAGTGTGTTAATCGTTGATTGAGATACGCCAAGTTTTGATCAATAATCTTCTTACGAACAAATGAGTCTTTGGATGTTAATAGTTTAAGCAAGAACTCTTGATGCTCTTGCAGTCTTGTGAGTTCGTTGATAGTGTCGTAATTTATAGTTTGAAGGGCTTGCTTTTGCATTTCTTCAATCTGTTCTGTGTACGGATCTTTCTCTTCGCCCTTTTTAGCAATCTGCTCTAGCAGGTTGTTTACTTTACTACGATGCTCAATTGCTTCGGACTCTTTGTCGTAATGTGTTGCAGGCTGCGGCGGAACAATAACTTCTTCTAGTTCTTCGATTTGTTCAGAGAACGGATTGGTTTCTGCTTCTTTGGCATCCAACGCTGCCTTTAAACTGTTGAGTTCGCTAGAATGCCTAATGGCTTCGGCTTCTGTTTTGTAATGCGTGGTTGGCTTTGTGCCTAACTCTCCCAACGCTTTCAACGCATCAGTATTTTCGATCCATTGTGTATTGGTAGCCAGTGCTTGCAGGGCTGCTTCTTGCAGGGCTTTTTCTTTTGCTGCTAGCACTGACTCGTGATTAGTGTCGTGGAAGTCTTGGCCACACGCATAGCACTTGTGATTCTTTAGTTCTTCAACTTCTGCTTTTAACTTCTCTACAAGTTTGTTTTCTTTGGCTTCGTCTGCAACACAACGAGCAATGAGTTTTTCTAAGTCAGCAATGTCTTTGGCTTTTTGATTGTATGCTGCTAAAGACGCCCATGCTGCTAACTCAGTTTCGATGTTGATGCGATTCTTGTCTAAATAAGCACGGCCTGCTTCAGCAACTTCGTTATTGTGCTTTTGTCGCCACGCAGTTTCTCTAGCAACCAGTGCATTATATGTGTCGGCTTGTGACTTTTTTGCACTCCAAACTGCTAGATCTTTGTGAGCCTGCAACTCTACTTCGATATCAATTTCTGCTAGTTCATTGTATTGGGACGCTAGATATGCTAGGTCGCTGTCAATTTTCTTTTGCCATAGGCCACTACGTCGCTTTAGACTTTCGATTTGTTCTTCTATGCGAGAGTTGGCTTCTTGCACGGCTCTAACACGGAACTCTTCTTGAGAAATAGCATCTTTGGTTTGTTTGTTGAGTTCTTTGATCTTGTCGGCACGTTCGGACAATAAAGTAATACCTAACAACTGCTCAATGATTGTGCGTTGGTCGTTGGCTTTTAAACTTAAAAACGGTTCAGTGTATGTGTTAAGAGCAAGAACGTGCTTGAACATATCATGACTCATGCCCAGGATACGCTCAATTGCTTCTTGTGTTTCTTTGTTTTCGCCCTGTGCTTCGTCTGTTGCGGCTTGCTCTTCGTGGTTAACGTAGAACTTGAGCACGTTGGGTTTGCGACCGCGTTCAATTTTGTATTCTTTGCCGTTGACGTCAAACTCTAAACTAACCAACATGCCCTTGCTGTTGGTTTTGTTCACAAGATTGTCCTTGCGAATGTTGCTTAGGGCATTACCGTAAAGTGCATAACTTAACGCATTGATAATAGTAGTCTTACCTGTGCCGTTGCGCGAGCCATCGCCACCTAGGTCTAGGTTTTCGCCTAGCACCAGCGTTAGGTCGTTACGGTCGAAGTTAATGCCTTGTGTGGCATTACCCACACTCATAAAGTTTTTAACAGTTAAATTTTTAAATTTGATCATAGGTTCCGATAGATTTGGAGCAGTAATTTATTGTCGTAGAAGTCGGACTCGATGTTTGTAAGTTGATCCGTTACGATTTGATCAACAGATTCGAACTTTACATCTCCGGGGGCCATGTCTTCGTCTACACCCGCTGCCTTGTTTGGAATCAGAGCCATCTCACGAAGTTCGTAAGTTTTGATAAATGTTTCTTTGATAAAGTTTGCTTCTTCGTAACTTATTTCAATGTCAAGGTTGACACGTACATGCATCTTGGGCTTAAGAAGAGATGCAGCGTTATCGATAAGGTTTGCCAGACCGTATACCCTGTACGTCGGTTGAGCAGGCCATTGATGAAATTCAGGCGGTCTTCCCCACTCCAGAATTGTGAGACCTCTTTCGTCGTCGCCAGCGTCTGCATAATTGTGAGGGAACGCATTACCAATATAGGTAATATTCTTTTTAGTTTGTCGCTTGTGGAAGTGCCCAGTGTACACATGACCAAATCCGTTAAGATTATCTCGTTGCAGTTCCCCATGATCAGGCATCTCCACCATTGCGTTCATCAAATAACCGGGCAGTTCAAAGTGCCCGAACAAATACTCACCTTTTAACTTAGACAAGCGTTTATGGTCATCACCGCACAGCCAAGGTGCAATAACAACGTTACCACCGTCAAACCAATCATTGCAAATATGTACATTAGGGAGATGTTTTGCCCACTCAACACTTTGGATATCCCGTTTATCGCGATAATAAAGATCGTGGTTACCAGGAATAAAGTACACATGATCAAAGTTGTCATTGAGATGCTCCAGTGCTTGTAGGCTGTAGTTCAGTGTGACGATGTTTAGTGTAGATCGGTTGTTGTGCCAATCTCCTAAGAACATGCAGGTTTCGCAGCCTTCTTCTTTTGCCTTGGCAGTTGCCCACTTGACAAAAGCCAAACAGTCCTCGTTGTGGAGAACAGAGTTTGACTTTAAGCCAAAGTGGATATCTGTGAAGATGGCTGCTTTTTTAAATAGGTTAGTCATCTACCTAGTATACTACTCATCGAGACTAGAAACAACCGGTCCGGACATTGCAGCCATACTTTGTTTGCCGGAGTTTTGTCGAGTCCATGAAGGATTGAGCCCGTTCATTTCAAGGATGTCATCTCGAATGTTCTGGTTCTTTTTCTCGATGTTAAGAATCCGTGTAAAACTATTAGTGATCGCAGCGGTATAGTAAGCGAACGGGTTCTGACTTTTGGATTCGTCAAACTGTAGACCAATCTGACTAAGTTGCAAAAGAGCTTGTCCACGCATTTCCTCGTTGTAAGTATAACCACGCCAGTTAGAGCGTGTAGCATAGCGTTCGCACAATTTCATAAACATTGTGGCTAATTTTCGCGTCATTTGGCCGTGTTCTCTACAGAACTCTCCCGTCTCTAGGTCCCCTTTCCAGTGGCTTCGACCCACAATAAACGGCGTTTTTTCGTCGTCAATTCGGTAGTGTTCAAACGGAGGAAAGTTTAAGCGAACATGGTTCATATCCAAAATTGGCTCGTCTACAAGCCCTGCTAATGGATCGTCTTCAGTTACATCGTCTAAATCCAAGATTTCTTCAAGTTTTCGCTTTTTAGCCTCTGCTTTTGTAATCTTCTTGGGTGCCTTGGGTATATGGTCCCATGCAGTAATTCTAAACACCAAGTCTGTGTTTGGAATCTTCTTTTGATCAATTACTTCACCTGTTTCTCGCTTGATACGATCTGCACGATTACGGCGTGCTTCTACAATAGTGCGTTGATTGATCTTGTCAAGGCTTGGTAAAATGATGTCGTATTGGTGATCGTTTACTCTGTCCTTGTACCAGCAGTATGTGTTTTTACTGAGGTGAATTTCCTTTAGAATGTCCCGGTTGTTAAGGTAGTTAACTTTTGCGGGCGGTTTTGGTAATAAAGTCATGTTTGACTGTGTCTCCTGATGTATACTTATTGTAACACTTTTTTACTACTTGTCAACCTTTTATAAACTGCGCCGTTAAAATTTTGGGTAAATAAGGTATAGGAATAAAATTATGGCCGACGAAAATATTGATTATAGCCCTGCTCCAGTAAATCCAAACGAGGACCCAGAAGTCGCTGCGGTACTGGCCGCTGCCGCTGAAGCAGATGCTGTGGTTGCAGAAAACAATCAAACAGTTGACGATCAAGATCCGTTTGAAGCCGCCCGCCTTCGTGCTATCGAAGAAGAAGACACTGAGCCTCGTGTGTTTGGTCCCGAAGACCTTGGTGTTGAAGCACTAACTCCTGAGCAAGTAGCGCAGCAAGAAGAAGAACAACAACTAAACAGAGAAATTCTGCAAAGCGAAGATAACTTGAATGCAGCGTCTGAAGCAGCATTTAGACAACGTGCCAAAGAGCAAGCAACCTATGCAGCAAGATATAAATCTCCAAGCAATGCAGATTGGCGGGTTCGTTTAGTTTTAGCAGAAGGATCAACATATCTTTATAAAGATCCAGCAGCATCGTTGGGCATTCTAGCACCATTGGCAAAAAGCAATGGTGTGATTTTTCCATACACACCGCAGATTCAAACTGCTTACTCTGCAAACTACGAAAAGTACGACATGACTCATTCGAACTATCGTGGATATTTTTATAAAAATAGTGCAGCCAACGATGTTAGTATCAATGCAACCTTCACAGCACAAGACACAGCCGAAGCACAATACATGTTGGCAGTGATTCACTTTTTCCGTTCAGCAACAAAAATGTTCTATGGTCAAGATCCATTGCGCGGCGCACCTCCTCCCATAATGTATCTTGTTGGCCTTGGCGAATTTCAATTCAACGGTCACCCATGTGTAATCTCCAACTTTCAATACAACTTACCTAGTGACGTTGATTACATTCGTGCAACCAACCCTAACAATTACGGATCTAACATGCTGAATCGCATATCGCCAATCAGTGCTACCAGCAGTTTGCTTCCGCCGTCCATTAATAGATTGGCCAATGCTATAGATAAGTTTGGAAACTTTTTAAAACCGGGTGCTTTGACTGGTGTACCGCAAAGCAATGATGTACCTGGTGTAGTAACAAACGCTAACCGCGCAACCTATGTGCCTACTAAAATTGAATTGAACATCACACTGTTGCCAATTCAAACAAGATCGCAAGTTAGCAAACAATTTAGCAACAAGGAATTTGCAAATGGTAATCTACTCAAAGGAGGATTCTGGTAATGTCTGCAACGTATAATTCAATGAGTCCGTACTTTGCTACGCCATACAGTCAGTTCTTCTTAGACAAGATGGTCAACAGACCTATTCCTAAAGAAAACGATGACGTACAGTTTACTATTAATCAAACGTATCAGTATCGCCCTGACTTGCTGGCCTATGACTTGTATCAAAGTCCGCAACTATGGTGGGTGTTTTATCAACGAAATCCAAATACGCTACAAGCACCGCCTTTGGATTTTAAAATAGGAACAACAATTTACTTGCCTAAGATTACTACACTTAAAGCAACATTAGGATTCTAATAGATGGCCACTATAACAATACAAGTTGATAAAAATGGGTTGTATTTTTTCGTAGCCGGTGGAATCATTAATGGACCGTTTCAAGATTATGCCGAAGCAGCAGCATTCGCATCGCAATTTGGCGATGTGGTTAAAGGAGGTACAATTACCTCAACTGAAACCCCACAACCACCACCAGCACAATCCTCTGCACAAACAGTGGCTGACGATGCGCCAACCGGGCCGACTGCACCGCCACAACAAGAAGTTAACACCAATGGCCGAGTAGTTGTTAAGCCAGACACCACAGCACCTAGTAATGCAGAAGCACCTGTTACCACAGACACTGGAGGTGGCGATTCAGGGTTAAATGCTGAAACAAAAACTCAACAAGAAACACAAACTATTCAAAATCCCGGCGGTGACTATGATGGTGGAATTGCACCACCTTCTTTGCCATTACAAGGAACAGCAGCAGCACCTGGCGACGATGCTGCTAATAAATCTGTTGCTACAAATTACAAAGATGTTGATGTTACCTACAATGCAAGCAAAATAATAACACCGCAACCTAACGTATTAGATAGATTTTCTAGTTATACATATCAAGCATCTGTTTATCTAATGAAACCTGAACAGTACGAAAAGTTACTGGCTTCTAAGAAAAAAACAATCGACGGATTCAATTTGTTGTTCCAAAGCGGCGGGGCACTTGCAAGTCAAGGTGAATACGATGTGGTTCGCCAAGCAACTGGCGGCAGCGCAGCCGCACAAGTAGGACGTAGTCCAGCGTTCCCCAATGACTTTTACATTGATTCAATTGTGATTGAAAATGCCTTGCTTGGCAAAGCAACTGGTGCGGCTCATATGGCAGCAACTCTAAAGATCAATGTAGTAGAACCCAACGGCATTACATTAATGGATCGGTTGTATGATGCAGCACAACAACAAGCGCCCAAAGATGCCACAGGAAAAATTAATTATCAAGCAGTGGCGTATCTGCTGGTCATACGATTCTTTGGATACGATCAAAACGGGGTTTTACAAAAAGTAGGACCTCCTGATGAGAGCGGAGTTAGCGATCCTAACTCAGTGGTAGAAAAATTTATACCGTTTTTAATTCGAAAAATTAACTGGAGTGTTGGCAGCAAACTGGTCAACTATGAGTTTGAATGTGCTCCTATAGGACAACAAATTGCATCAACAACTCGCCGAGGAACTATTCCTTATGATGTTGAACTCAGTGCAAGTACTGTAGGCGAACTACTTGGTAGTGTTGCAAAATATTCTGCTACAGATACAAATACTGTCAATGATGCTGGCGGCAGAGCAGGATCTCGAAACGCCAATCAAACTGCGGCAACCCAGGCACGATCGGGAGTTAACTTAACTAATTCTAGTGCAGGCGGTGGTCGCGGCGGCGGAGGCAATGCCGGCGGTACTCCTTATGTTGCGCCAGTGGACAACACACCAGCGCCCAAGGCCAGTGCAGCACCGTCACCTAAGAAAACTCTTACACAGGGTCTCATGGGAGCAATGAATGAATTCCAGCAAGAACTTGTTGCAAGAAAAATTTACGAGCAAGCAGATGTATACGAAATACAATGGCTCAATGGTGCAGACAAACTGATTCGCGACAAAAGCATTACATTGCCAGGCTTTGTGAATAAAAAATCAACACCACAAGCACAAGCGCCAACAGAAACACCGGACAACTTGGATCCTTCTAAAACTGCCATGGATATCAGTGTGCGTAATTTTTCAATCACTGCTGGCCAGCAAATTTTACAAGCCATTGACTTGGCTATTAGAAACAGTCAGTACATCACAGAACAAGCATTAGTCAAGAATTTGGAAAATGGCAAAACTGTTGTCAATGAAGGCGCGATCAACAAGCCTGTGAATTGGTATCAGATTTCTATGTCTGCACAACAACTCAAGTACGATAACTTGAGAAATGACTTTGCATACAAAATTACATTTGCTATAAGTCCTTTGCCATTGAACAGTATTGACAGCAAATATTTTCCAGTTAGTACGTTCCGTGGAATCCACAAAAGTTATCCTTACTGGTTTACAGGAGAAAACACTGCGGTACTAGACTTCCAGCAACAGTTCAATGCAATGTATAACATTACTGTGACTGGCAACGATCCAGACCATAACGTAGCAGCAAAGTTCAGAGAAACTTATACCAGTAGCATGCGAGAGATACCATTCTATAACTTCCAGACTGGCAGTACAGAAAGTCGTATCGGTGCAGAGCAAAACGGCAACGAAGCCGCGGCTAACCTTGCAGAATACCTGTACAGTCCCAACGACTTAGCAAGAGCCAAAGTTCGAATCATTGGCGATCCTGCTTGGATACAACAAGGTAGTATCTTTGCTGGAGTAGAACCAGCATCGTTTAATTTTAACGCATTCAACCCTGACGGAACAATTAACTTTGATTCCAATCAAGTCATGTTTGAGATAGCCTGGCAACGCCCAGAAGATTATAATTTATCTACAGGTATTGCTGATCCTTACTCAGGCGGGTATTCTGGCACAGCAAGTAAACAACGAAAGCCGATACAAAGCAACGTTTATCAGGCAATCAAAGTAACCAGCGAATTCCGCAATGGTAAGTTTGAACAAACGCTGGAAGGAAGTTTGTATAGATTTCCCAAGCCAGACAAGAAGAATACAGTTGGTAATTCGGGTGCTGCTGACAATGAGTCAGCAGCAGAAACACAACGATTGCAAGCAGCAGCAAATGCAGCGAAAACCAAAGCAGCAGTGTCAGCAGCATCAAATGGCGCTAACTCTCCGATGATTGAACCATCGCCGCCACCTACAATAAACAATGATCCTGGCGGGTCGTATGATGGAGAGATAACTACTGACGTAGCATCATCGGCGCCGGCAGCAGCACCTGAGAGCAATGGCGAAGATGTTAGTTGGTATGATTACGAAGCCCCACCTAAATTGGGAGTATCCGAAGCACCACAAGTAGGTACAGCAGACATCGGTGATTTTTAAGGATAATAGTTAAGGAATAACATGGCAGAAAACGTACAAAGAAGTAAAGGCCGTCCAAGTAATTACAAATTGGATCGCGGCGGCGTGCCCGCAGAAGGCGGCCCGTTTCTTGGCGTTGTCAAAAGCAACATTGACCCTACACGCAGCGGACGCCTGCAAGTTTATATTGAAGCGTTTGCCAATGGCGGGGAAGGTGGTGCTGACGACGAATCAAAGTGGACAACTGTGAGTTATTTGCCTAGTTTCTTTGGGCAAACACCATTGCCTTCCTCTGCTGGAAACAATAATGATGCTGGAGCATTTCCAGGAACGCAAAACAGTTACGGTATGTGGTTCACACCCCCGGACCTTGGTGTCACGGTTATGTGTGTGTTTGCCAATGGTGATCGTTCGCAAGGATATTACATTGGTGTAGTCCCAGATCAAGGTATTGGTCACATGGTTCCTGCTATCGGTGCAGAATCTAAGTACAAAGTTGGTAATAAAAATCAGTCTGCATATTTTGCAGGTGCAACACAATTACCAGTAACTGAGATTAATACGTTTAACAAAAAGATCAACGATAACCCACGTTTCTTTGACGCTGAAAAACCAGTGCAAAGTGTAGTAGCATCGTCAATGTTCCAACAAGGATTGATCAAAGACACTGAACGTGGTCCTATAAGATCTAGTAGTCAGCGAGAAACACCGTCAGCAGTTTTTGGTGTAAGTACGCCTGGTGTTGCTATCTATCAAGGCGGTATGGCGCCCAATGATATTCGTAAAAAATTAAATGCTGGTGAGATCAAGCCTAACCAAGCACAAGTCATTGGCCGTGTTGGTGGCCACAGTTTGCTAATGGACGACGGCGATCTTGATGGCAACAATGCTATGTTTAGATTGCGCAGTAGCAAGGGCCATCAGATCATGATGAATGACACTGATAACTTTTTCTATTTTATTCACGCCAACGGTCAAACATGGTTGGAGTTTGGGGTAGAAGGTACGGTCGACATTTACTCAACAAACTCTGTAAACGTGCGCACCAAAGGTGATATCAACTTGCATGCTGACCGAGATATTAATATGTTTGCCGGTCGTAATGTTAATATTAAAAGTGGTGCTGACATGCAATTAGAAGCAACAGCAGCCATGAGCATTCAGGCACAAGAAAAAATTGATATCTACAGCAAAGCCGCTGTTGGTGTTAAAGCAGACGGCACACTGATAGTAAACAGCGCAGGCGGCGGCTGGGGATCTAGCGGATCTTTGGCCCTTAAGGGAGCACCGCTGGACTTAAACGGTGCTTCGCCGGGAACAGCATCTAAGCCTAACCCTATTACAAAAACTATTTTAGACGATACTAGTTTTAATACCAGCACTGGCTGGCAAGTAAAACCAGGTGCATTGACCAGCATTGTTAGTAGAGCGCCTACTCACGAACCTTATCCATATCACAACAAAGGTGTGGACGTTGAAGTGGAGTTTGAAGCAGGCGAACCAAGCCCGCCACCGGGCGCCGAACCTATGCCACCAGGCGTTGAAATACAGAGATCAGCATGAGTACCTTTATTTTTAAAAACATCAAAGGCGAAACGTTTACAGTCACTGGTCCGCCAGACATGACTCAAGAGCAGGCTAATGCAATATTCCAAAAGCAATCAGATTCTGGATCTTTGGTTGGGTTAAAACCTGGCGGTATATTAAATGCAGCAAGTCAAGCAGCCAAAGGGCTGACCAGCGCACTGTCTTCTCTGGGACAACAAGCATCGGGAATCATTGGCGCACTAGGCGGTGGTATATCTAGTGCTGCCGGGCAAGTTGGTAGTCTAGCAACAAAAGCATTGAACTCTGCTAACTCTATTGTTAGCAGTACAGTATCTGCGGTCAAAGGAGCGTTATCGTCGACTACTCCAACTGGCGGCATAGACGTGGCCAACTATGCTAAACAAGCAACAGCATTGGTACCTATTGGGGGAATGAGCACATCAGAAACCACTGGCGTACTTGCTCAAGCCAAACAAATAGTAGGTCAAGCGGCTGATAAAATGACCAACAGTAAAGGCGTGGGGTCGTACGGTTTTGACATCAAACAATTAGAAACTGCTGGCTTCGTAAAGCCAGGTACTAGTGCGTTGGTCAATGCAGGCCTCAGTGCTGGTTCGGCGGCAGCATCAAAAATATCATCTGTATTGAAAAGTCCCAGTGTGTTTACCGGCAAAGACGGCGTTAAAGATGTTAACGGACTTCTTTCAAATTCAAGTCTGCAAGACAAAACACAACAAGGGTTGATGGCACAAGCGTCTGCTGGATTAAAATCTCTAGGAGTACCTATAGATCAACTAGGGGCCGCCAATGCTGCTGGACTAATCACCAGTGCCGCAAAAAGTTTGCCAGATGTTGCAAAATTTGCAAAAGGATTGCCGCTACCTCCAGATATCAAAGCCGGCATTGATCAAGCAGTTGGGTTGAGTTCTTACGCAGTTAAACTAACTAATACAAAAATTCCAGCACCGTTTAAAGAAGAAACAACGCCAACGCCTGCTGCCGACACCACTAATCGTGAAACTCTTAATGCAGCAGCCAACAGAGTATTGGGAAATCCAAAGATTCCTGCGCCAAGTTATACTGCACCATCGACTAATTTTGCAGCACGCCGGGCAGCAATTGATGACATGAACGCCAAAAAAGCAGAATACGAAAAATTAGCAGCAGAGTTTGGAAGATCAGATCCTAGAACTGAAGCAGCGTTTGCAGCGTACAAAGATGCGTTGGCTAATTTAGATAATTTCTAACATAAGTACAATATGGCTCAAACATATATTGGTTTTAACACACAAGGACAATACAAAAAGTTCACCCTAACTGGGTTCGAACTAATCAAGCGCGACTTGTTGAATGCCTTTAATATCCGCCAAGGACAACTACCTGGACGCCCAGAATACGGAACAATATTGTGGGAATACTTGTTTGAGAATCAAGTTGAATCTCTACAAACACAGATTGTAAACGAAGTGCAGCGAGTTGCAGGCGGCGACCCTAGAATCTACATCAGTGATGTTCAAATGTACCCACAAGAAAATGGTATTTTGATTCAACTCCAATTGCAAGTGGTTCAAACTACAAACGTAGAACGTCTTAGTTTGTTCTTTGATTTACAACAACGCAACGCTACATACGTTTAACTGAGCCGTTTTTAATCCTGATAAATAAAATATCAAGGTAAAAACAAATGGCAACCACAACTAGACAAACCGCAATTTTTGGAGTTGAAGACTGGAAACAGATCTATCAAACTTATCGCGAAGCAGATTTCCAAAGTTACGACTTTGAAACTCTTCGTAAAAGTTTTGTAGACTATTTGCGTTTGTACTACCCTGAAACATTCAATGACTACATTGAATCGTCTGAATTTATTGCTTTGCTGGACGTTATTGCGTTTATGGGCCAAGCAATGGCTTTCCGCACTGACTTAAACACTCGCGAAAACTACCTTGATACCGCAGAACGTAGAGATTCTGTTGTGCAATTAGCCAACTTAGTAAGTTATACTGCCAAACGCAACACAGCAGCACAAGGTCTACTCAAAGTATTCTCTGTAACAACAACAGAAAACGTGGTAGACTACAACGGTGTAAACTTGAGCAACGTTACTGTTGACTGGGCAGATCCAACCAACCCCGACTGGCAAGAACAATTTACTACAATTATCAATGCAGCGTTGGTTGATACACAACGTATTGGTCGTCCGGGCAACCGCCAAACTATTCTTGGTATAGACACTGCTGAATATAGTGTTAACCTTGTGCCAGGATTTATTCCTGTGATTCCTTATACTGCAACGGTTGACGGAATCAACATGCCGTTCGAAGCAATGACATCAACAACTGTTGGTGCAGATTACATCTACGAACCAAGTCCGGTACCTAACTCCACATTCAACGTATTGTATCGCAACGATCAATTGGGATTCAATTCAAACAACACTGGATATTTCTTCTTGTTCAAACAAGGTGTGTTGCAAAACCAAGATTTTAACTTGGCAGAACGCATTGCTAACCGCACTGTTGACATCAACATTGAAGGAGTCAACAATGAAGACCGTTGGTTATTCCAATTAGACAACGTTGGCAATATCAGCAAAGAATGGGAGTTTTCAGAAAACATTTATGCTGCTAGTGCAGAACAAATTGGCACAACATTACGACCAATCTACTCAGTAACAAGTCGCACTAACGATCAAATCACCATGGTGTTTGGCGACGGTGTTTTCTCAGAGATTCCTGTGGGCACATTCCGTGCCTATGTTCGTTCATCTAATGGTTTGCAATACATCATCAACCCAGACGAAATGCAAAGCGTTAGTTTGCCGATTAGTTACATTGACCGCAACGGTAACTTGCAAACTATTACATTTGTCTGTGGCATCACACAGCCTGTTTCAAACTCACAGGCTCGTGAACCTATTGCTGAAATCAAACAACGTGCTCCTGCTCGCTACTACACACAGGACCGCATGGTCAACGGCGAAGACTACAACCTCTTCCCATATACACAATACAACTCGATTGTAAAATCCAAAGCAGTTAACCGTGCCTCTATTGGTACAAGCCGTTACTTGGATTTGGTTGACAACACAGGCAAGTATAGTTCTACTAATTCGTTTGGCAGCGACGGCGGCATCTGGGAACAAAACATTCTCCCGACAATTTTATTTTCTTGGATCAACCGCAACGAAATTGCAGATGTAATTACTAACCAAGTACAACCACAACTTGGCGAAAATACCATGAAGCAGTTTTATTATGCTAATTTTCCTCGAGTAGATTCAACTTCGTCAATTACTGGTATTACTTGGTTGCCAAGTGCTACATGGAACCAAAGCACAACTTTGGCCAACGAAACAACTGGTTATTTTAAAAATGCATCTGGCAGTGCTGTTCCTGTTGGCTCAACAACTACAACACAATTCAAATATGCAGTAGTTGGATCACTGATTAAATTTGTACCACCAGCAGGTTATTACTTTGACAAAAACAACAGATTGCAACAAGGTACACCTACTCGTGCTGAAGAACGACTAGAAATCTGGGCAAGCCCGCAAGAAATCATCGGTGATGGTTACAACGGTGGCATTGGAAATCTAACTTCTGGTGCAGGACCCGTTACATTAAACAACTTTGTTCCTACTGGCGCTGTTGTTGACACAGTTATTCCTTTGTTTGTTACTGACTTACCATTGTCAATTGAAACCAGCATGGCAGAACAGATTGTGTTATACCGCAACTTTGGCCTGGGTTATGACAACGACGGTTCTATCACTGGCACACCGTATACTTGGTACTTGATTACACAACAAAACTTAGATCAAGACGCTGCTTGGAGTCAAGCCAATGCTGGCAGCACCGCTGGCACAAACTCAGATGCATCATGGCTGATTCAGTTTGTTACTGAAAATCAAAACTATACAATCACATTCCGTGGTCTTGCATACTCGTTTGGTTCAGTGTTGCAAACACGTTTCTTCTTCTATGATGGCGCCCAAGTTTACGACAGCCGCACAGGTACAGTTATCAAAGACTTTATCAATGTATTGGCAGTAAACACAAAGCCAGATTCTACTGAACCACTGCCCGGTGATATCTATACAACTATCATTGGCCAACCTGTTGAAAGCGATGGCTATGTTGATGATTTCCAAGTATTGATTGGATATCGTGACTCAGACAACGACGGTGTTCCTGACAATCCTGACTTCTTTAATGAAATTGTTGCACCAAGCACAAATCCAAATCAAAAGTTAGTGTTCTTGCAACAAACAGTTGACTTTGATAACTTGCAACGCTATCTCTTGGTAGAACCAGGAATTGTTAATTCAGATTATGCCACGCTTGATGACATTGAATTAGTGTTGAATGAATGGTCACCAGGGCAAGTATTCTACGCCTACAGCGAAGAAGCGTTTTATGAATTATCAATTAGTACAACTGGTGTTCGCAGTGCAGTGGCAGTTACTGGTTGGATTGCAAGAACAGGCCGCCAGGCATTGTATTATCAATACCGCCACAACTCACCGTTGACTAGCCGCATTGACCCAGGAACAACAAACATCATTGATTTGTATGTTGTAACGTTGTCATATTATACAGCATATCAGAACTGGATTCGAGATACCACAGGAACTGTGGTCGAACCTGAGATTCCAACCATTGATGAATTGAATACTGAATACCAAGGCTTGCAAAATTACAAAATGTTGAGCGACAACATTGTATTGAACTCTGTGACCTTCAAACCGTTGTTTGGTGAAAAGGCTGCAACTGAGTTGCGAGCAACAATCAAAGTTATTCGTGCTCAAGGATCAACAGCAAGCACAAGTGAAATTAAAAACGCTGTAGTAACAGAAATGAACAACTATTTTAGCATTGACAAATGGAATTTTGGAGATACCTTCTACTTCTCAGAACTAGCAGGCTACCTACACAGACAATTAGGAACTATCATAAGTTCCGTGGTTTTAGTTCCGTTAAATACACAAAAGAGTTTTGGTGACCTATACGAAATCCGTAGTCAACCAAATGAGATTTTTGTTAACGGTGCTACTATTAACAACATTGACGTTATTGAAGCATTGACAAGTACTAATTTACGTACAGCACCAGGAAGTGGAGTAATTTAATGGCTAGAGTTCGCTCGGTAGATTTTCTACCAGAAATTTTTCAAACAGATGCTAACAAACAGTTCCTAGCCGCGACGTTAGATCAATTAGTTCAAGAGCCTAAGTTTAAAAAAACACAAGGCTTTATTGGTAAAACTGTTGGACCAGGTGTTAATCCCAACGACAAGTATGTTGTTGAGCCTAACCGTGTTCGTGCAGATTATCAACTTGAGCCAGGTGTTGTAAGTCTACAACCAGACACAGATACTATCAAGGATGCTATTACCTATCCTGGCATCAATGATGCTATTGGTTATCAAGGTGGAGATCAATCTCGTCCTGATCGCTTGTACGAAAGCGAATACTATACGTGGGACCCGTTTATTGACTATGACACATTTGTAAACTTTAGTCAATACTACTGGTTGCCTGGCGGCCCTGATGCTGTTGATGTAGCAGCAACTGGCATTCCTTCTAGCGACAATTTTGTAGTAGATCGTGCCAACGGCGTTTATACGTTCTCAGGAATTGCAGGCGACAATCCAATCATTGAATTAGTTCGTGGTGGCAGTTACTCTTTCCAGGTTGCGCAAAATGCCAAAGAAACTGTTAACTATCGCGTACAGAATACAAATACAGCATCGTACAAGATTGACTTCCAAGCAAATCCTACGTTAACACTAACACGCGGTAACACCTATGTATTCAACTTGAACTTAACTGTTGATGCTCCTTTTTGGATTAAAACAGCAGAATCAACTGGTACAGGTGATGCATACAATTCAGGCGTGACCCGTAACGGTGCTGTTTTTGGACTTGTGACATTTGTTGTTCCACAAGATGCACCTGACACATTGTATTACGCTAGTGAAAATCAAATTGGCATGCGTGGCCAAATTAATATCATTGACGGGACAGCAGGCACTGGTCCGGGATTCTGGATTCAAACCAATCCGGGAATTTCAGGAACTATCCCAGTTACTCCTAACATCAGTTCGCGCAATGTGTTTGGCGTTGTTAACAACGGCGAAGATTTAGGCACAGTTACATTCAATGTTCCGCACAAAGATGCACAGCAATTCTACTATAACTTGCCTAGTATTGGAACTGTTGACTTGTTAACAGATTTGAAATTTGATCAGATCAACAACATTTCTGTAGAAACATTTAACTTGCTGCACGGCGGTATTGACGGCATCACCAGCCTCAATGGCCGTACATTGGTTTTTACAAATCCAATCACTGATGCAACTGACGGCGGCTGGTTACGCACAACATTCTTTGACCCATTAAATCAAGGTTCTGGAAACAACGGTTTAGTTGGTAGTTACGATAGTACCTTGTATGACCAAGCAACTGTAATCCCGCCCGAAGACAGATATCAAATATGGCAAATCAGTTATACAACAAATAACGGCATTGAGTACATTACATTAAGCAAGATCAGCAATGTATCTGAGTTGAATAAATTTACTATTCGATATGGTTCTCAATGGTCTAACACTGGTTGGTACAAAGACGATGTAGGAACATTCAAGCAAATTCCTTTGCTAAGTGCAGTGCAAGATACGTTGTACTACCAAGACGGAACAGATCCTGAAATTTTTGGTCGTATTAAGTTAATTGATCAAACTCAAGATACTACATTGTTTGTTGATGAGATCATTGGCAAGAAAACATATACTGCACCAAATGGTGTGGTGTTTACAAACGGCTTGAAAATTGTGTTCCGAGGCGATGTTGAACCTACAAGTTATCTAGGGCAAGAATATTACGTGTCAGGAGTTGGCACAGCAATTGAACTATTGCCTACAGTTAATTTTGCTACTCCTGAAACATACGTAGTTGATGCAGGTGATAGCACCATTGATACCACACCAACAGAACTCGATTATCTAACCATAAGTCGTGCAAGCAAAGACCTAAATGCATGGACACGTTCAAATCGTTGGTTCCATATTGATGTTATCAATGCAACGGCTGAATATAATCACACCACCGCTGTGCTTGATAACAACTATCGAGCAAAGCGCCCTATTATTCAATTCCGTCCTGGTCTACGCATGTGGAACATGGGAACTCAGGGCAAACAACCTGTTAACATAATTGACTTTGAAGAAACTGATGCATTGTCAAACATCGAAGGACGCACTAGTTACAGTATTGACGGATATAATTTTGTTGAAGGTACCCGTGTAATCTTTGCAGCAGATGAAGATCAAGACGTCCGTAACAAAATTTTTGTAGTTTCTTTCATTGAACCAGATTCAGTTCCGTTAACTACTGCACCTAATCTTGCCTACGGCGCATCATACCGCATTGTTTCTCTCGGCAATACTGACTGGAATCATGTTGCAGACACAACTGGCGTGACTTATGCAGTAGGCGACACGTTTGTTGCTAGAAATACAGGTTCTGGCACAGGCACAGCAAACTTTGCTGAACCTATTATTAATTTAACATTGGCCACAGACGGTGTTGTACTTGCTGACGAAAGCACTGTGTGCCTTGATGGTAACAGCCTAAGAGGTTTGACATTCTGGTACGATGGATCTGCTTGGGCAGAAGCACAATTAAAATCAGGAGTCCAACAAGCACCGTTGTTTAACGTCTATGACAGCACCGGTACAAGTTTTGGAGATCAAACAAAATATCAATCTAGTACCTTTGAAGGTAGTAAGTTGTTTAGTTACGCCGTGGGCGATACTACATTGATCGATCCTATTTTGCAATTCCCGTTGCAATACCTAAACATTAACAACGTTGGTGATATTGTATTTGAAAACAACTTATACAAAGATACATTCTTATACGTTTTAGATAACGTAAGTGTTACCACAGACATTAGTTCTGGTAGTGCTAGAGAATATGCAGACAGAACAGTTTATGAACGCTTGATCGGTTGGCAGACAGCAAAAACCGTAAGTCAAATTCGTCAGCAATTTAAGTTCTCTTACTCTGGTGCTACACTTAAACTAGACGTCAAGGCAGAGTCAAGTGATACAAACATTCCTGCGATTAAAATTTATGTCGGGTCTAACTTTATCGATCCAACAAAGTATTCATATGCTACCACAGCCGACAGTACAACAATTACATTGAACGAAACTTATGTCGTTGGCGACATCATTGAAGTAGAAGCATTAAGCAATCAAACTAGTCAGGTTGGTTTCTACCAAGTGCCGGTTAACCTACAATCTAACCCGTTAAACGGCAACAGTGATAGTTTTACATTGGGTACTATTAGAACACACTATCAAAGTATCTGCCAAAATTTAAGTTCAATCACTGGTAGCATCAGCGGTGCTAACAACACACGAGACCTTGGTAATATTGGACCTTATGGTTTGGTAATCTTGCAACAAAGCGCACCATTGACTCTTGCTGGTTACTTCTTGCGATCAAATTCCTATAACATTTTTGCATCTCTACAATACAACAGCAGAGAATACATAAAATTCAAAGGTCAGATGTTGCAGTCGGTTACTGAACAAGAAATCCAGTTCCAAACTGCTGGACAAATTTTAGACGCTGCAATCAAAGACATTACGCTGGGCAAATTAGAAGGTCAGCCATTCTACTGGAGTGACATGATCCCTGCTGGTGCTGTGTATACCACCACAACATATACAGTAAGTCAGATTTCTACAAATACGTTTGACACAGTACAAATTTACAACTATACTTCTGCCAACTATTTGGGTATGAACGTATATTTGAACAATGTGTTGTTGACTCGCGGTTTAGATTATACTGTGGCCACAGATGGTCCTCGCATTACAGTGCTAACAACTCTTGCAGTTGGCGATGTTATTACTCTGCAAGAATATCAAACAACATACGGTAGTTTCATTCCTAACACACCAACCAAGTTAGGTTTGTACCCTGCATGGCGCCCAGAGATAATTGAGCAAGCGACTACCAATGGATCAGAATTGGTTATCCGCGGTCACGACGGTAGCATTACCAAAGCATTTGGAGATATCCGCGACGAAGTTCTATTGGAATTTGAAAAACGTATTTTCAATAACTTAAAACTTGACAACAATCCAGTACCACTAACTATTGCTGATGTCTTGCCTGGACAATTCCGCGATACTGGTTTTACATTTGAAGAAATTAACAATATTTTTGCTGTTGACTTTTTAAGTTACTGCGGTTGGAATAAACTTGATTACAAAACACAAAATTACAGTTCGACAAACGAGTTTAGTTGGAACTACAGCAGCAGTCAAAACAAACTAAACAACGAAAGCCTGTTGGGCGCCTGGCGCGGCATTAACCGTTATTTCTACGACACAGAACAGCCGCAGTTGACTCCTTGGGAAATGCTAGGTTTTTCTATCAAGCCTGACTGGTGGACTGAAACTTACGGCGCTGCACCATACACACAAGACAACTTGGTGCTTTGGGATGACTTAGAGGCTGGCTATGTTCGAGATCCAATTGCCCCTTACTATTTGCCCGAGTACGCTCGTCCAGGTTTAACACAAGTTATCCCATCGGGTACACAAGGCGAACTGTTGTCTCCGTTTGACAGTGTGGTAGGAAACTACAATCAAACAACATTCCAAAAATCATGGAGTGTTGGAGATGGCGGCCCTGTTGAAGCATCGTGGTGGAATTCTAGTGATTATCCATTCTCGGTAATGCACGTTCTAGCAGTGACTCGTCCTGCTAAGTTCTTTGCATTGTTTGCAGATCGCGACCTATACAAATACAACACTGAGTTTGACCAGTACTTGTATAACAATCGTTATCGCTTGGACGCCAATGGTGTTGAAGTATACGGTAATGGTGTAAGCAAGGCCAGTTATATTGACTGGATTGTTGATTACAACCGCCAAAGCGGTTTGAACTCTACAACTGAATTAACTGCTGACTTAGCAAATCTTGATGTTCGTTTGTGCTACCGCATGGCCAGTTTCTCAGACAAACAATACATTAAATTGTTTACAGAAAAGTCGAGCCCTAACAGCACAAACACAACGTTGATGATTCCAGACGAAAGTTATGATTTACTGTTGTACAAGAATCAGCCGTTTGACCGTTCTAGTTATACCAGCGTTGTTATACAACAAGTGTCTGGCGGGTATGCTGTTTTTGGCTACAGTACTTCGCAACCGTACTTTGAAATTTTAGCCAGCAAGGCCACTGGAAAGTTCCAGACAATTAGTTCTGGTGGTGTATCAGTGCAGGTTCCAAGCCTGTACACCAACACAGTGGTACAAGTGCCTTATGGTTTTGTATTCTCAAATGAAACCAGTGTTGTAGACTTTTTGTTAAGTTACGGAAAACTATTAGAAACTCAAGGGTTAACATTTACCAGTATCGACAATGGTTTTGTGTTGTCTTGGAATCAAATGGCACAAGAATTTTTGTACTGGAGCCAACAAGGTTGGGACGACAATGCATTAATCAACTTGAACCCACTGGCATTCAGATTATCTGTAACAAGAGAACAAGCAATTGTTGACGACATTCGAGTACAAACAACAAATGATGTATTGCTTGATCAAAACCGTCGAGAGTTGCCTACTCGAAATCTAAACATTACACGTATCAACAATACGTTTACAGTTGAACCTTTGACTAACCAAAGTTTGAGTTTCATTGACATGCGCTTTACTAGTTACGAGCACATGATTGTATTGAAGAATCAAAGTGTATTTGGTGATTTGATCTATGATCCATTGACCGGTGCTCGCCAAAGCCGACTTAAATTAGTTGCGCTTACTACAACAGAATGGAACGGTTCTGTTGACGCACAAGGCTTTATCCTTAACCAAGACAACGTCGAAGAATGGACTGGCCTACGTACCTATGCTAAAGGCGAAATCGTCAAATACAAAAACGTGTATTGGAGTGCGCAAACCATTGTTCAGCCAAGTGCTAAATTTGACTTCAATGTTTGGACACAAAGCGATTACACACAAATTGATTTAGGCTTGTTGCCTAACTTGGCCAACAAGGCTGACCAATTACAAAACACATATAACATCAACAGTGCTAACATTGAAAGCGACAACGACTTGTTGGCATACGGTTTGATTGGTTTCCGACCACGTCAATATATGGCAGCACTTAACCTTGATGATGTAAGTCAAGTAAACGTATATCGACAATTCCTTGGAACCAAAGGTACAGTTTTGGCAGCAGAATTGTTCAAGCAAGCAAACTTAGGCAAAGAAGCAGCAGACTACAACATCTACGAAAACTGGGCAGTTCAGCGAGCAGTTTACGGCGCAAACGCCAATAGAAGTTATGTTGAACTTAGACTTGATCGTTCACTGTTGAACTCTAACCCAAGTTTAGTGCAAGTTGTATTACCACAACAACAAAGCGAAGCAGACCAACAAATCCTACTGGAAAATGTTTGGAAGCAAAGTTATAGATTAACATCGCCGGACTTCTTGCCAACGACTACAACACTACCTACAGATATTGCATTACCAACCGCAGGTTATGTGAATCTTGACGACGCAGATATTAAAGTATTTGATATCAACGATCCAGCAAGTATTGCAGCAAACATTGATAATATTAATGTTGGCACAAGTATTTGGGTGGCTAAGATTAACAATTACGATTGGAACATCTACAGAGCACAACAAGTTCCTGGACAGTTACAACACGTTTGCGATAACTTAGACGATACAAGTCGTGCAATTTTCTCAGCACATCACAATCTCAGTGTTGGCGACAAATTAATCATTCGTTTCTTTGACGCTGAAGTTGACGGAGTCTATGAAGTATTGTCTATTCCTGATTTAAACACAGTGAATATTAGATTCCAGTTCACTGGTAATAGAACTGTGGTCAACGGAACTGGTATTGGTTTTACTCTCAAGACCATGCGTGTAGCACAAGCAAGTGATGTAATCAATTTGCCATATGCTAACAATATCTTACCGGGTGCTAAAGTTTGGGTAGACAACAACGGGTCCGGCGCTTGGGAGGTAATTGAAAAACAAACAGTTTTCACTGATGTTGCCGAATTAGCACCTGTATTACTTGACGCATCTGAACAGTACGGTTCTAGCATTGCTCAAGCAACTAACCGTTATGCAGCGTTGATTGGTAGCCCACGTTACGGTTTTGGAACAGGCACACAAAAAGGTGCTCTATATCTATACGTTAAGAATTATTCTGATCAGTATTCACCAGTAAGCCCTGTCGGCAACGGAGATGCAATACTCACACTGGATGCCACAGGTGTTCGTGGCTACGGCAATGCTGTTGATTTTGGAAATCAAACATGGGCAGCAGCCGGAGCAAGCGCAAGTTTAGGTACTGCAAGTATTGCTAATTCAGGATATGCCGCAGTAATCTATCGTGACCCTGCACTTGGACAACCAGGCGTTATTCCTTATGCACAATGGCAATTATTAGTGCCTGACTCAGGAACTGATCGTGCATTGGCCGGTGAGTTTGGATATTCAGTTGCAATGAGTCTAGACGAACGTTGGATGTACATTGGCGCCCCAGGCATCAATAAAGTATTTGCATACGGTCGCGTTGACTGGCAAGATCAATTTGTACGTGCTCGCGGTGACGGTGTTACTACAGAGTATGCAATTGACTCAACAATCCAAATCAACGCAGCAACACAACTAAAAGTAACACTTGATGGTAGAGTGTTAACACTTGGCTCAGACTATACAGTTGATGGTGGATTTACCACAGTAACATTTACAACTGCACCTGGTGTAGATGTATTGATCAGTATCTCTAGAATTAATATTCAACAACTTGATGCTGGCACATACTACGAAGTCACACAAAGTGCAACATCTGGCAGCGGCCTAGGCGCTGAGTTTACTGTTGTTCGTCAGCGTGGAGAAGTTGGTCAACCAGGCGCTGATTTTGGCAGTGTTGGTGCAACCAGCCTGGGATCAGGATATGCAATCGGTGACACAATTACTATTGCTGGTGCAAGTTTTGGCGGAACCAACGATATTACACTGACTGTTACTACTATTGGCGCAGGCGGTGCATTAGGCACATTTAACATTGCTTATACACCACCAGCACTGGCTACAGTGTTCTCATTAAATGAATATTTCTTCACAGTTGGCAACAAGTATTCATTCTCTATCATTGTTGATGATGTGCTACAACGTCCTAACTATGATTACACCTACAATGCATCAACCAAGGACGTAACATTTGTTACTGTGCCTGCATCTGGTGCAGTTATTATTGCTAGAGCACAAAGTTATTTTGAGTACGTTGACGAGATTTCTGTACCAGGAATTGAAGCAGGCGCTCGATTTGGTCATGCAATTAGTTGCACAACAGATGGCCGCCAAGTAATGATTGGCGCACCTTACAGCACAGTAGACAGCGCAGAAGAAGCAGGTACCACTTATGTGTTCGACCGTAACGTCCAACGCTTTATTGTTGACAATGCTAGCCAAGACACGTATACAGTTCTAGGATCAATTGCAGAGCCAGTGTCTGTGATATTAAACAATGTGTTCTTGACAAACGAAGCCAACGGAATCATTGGTGCAAATAACACCTTTGCAGTAAGTGGTAATGATATTATTATCAACGCTACCTTAACTGTTGGTGACATTATCGAAATCGAAACTAACCAGTTTGCATTGATTCAGGAAGTTAATCAAAACGTTGTTGCTGAGTTTTCTAACTTTGGTACAGCAGTTGACTTGTGCGCATACAATTGCAGTTTGTATGTTGGTGAACCACAAAGTTCTGTACAAACATACAAAGGTGGTGCTGTAGAACGCAGCGTTAACCAAAGCCGTGTCTATGGAACAATTACTGCTACTGTTGCTAATCCAACATTGGATAACGGCGATACTATTCGTGTTAACAACATCGAAGTTGCTGTTCCTAATGCACCTAATCAAAACGTAGCCGGTCTTGCTGCGGCAATTAATGCGGCTGTGCCCAACGTTAATGCCACAGTATCTACTACTGGTTACTTGACAATCAGTGTTAAGAATTCTGATGCTGCACCGCAGTTTAACAAGTTGCAAGTGGCTCCGGGTGCTGTTGGTGATGTATTTGATTTGTTAGGTTTTGAAACATTTGCGTACACACAAACCATTGTAAGTCCGTACCCAATTGATTTTGCTGGCTTCGGCTCGAGTATCAGTGTTGATGACAGCGCAACAAGTTTAGTCATTGGTAGCCCACGCGGTACATTGTACCTAGAAACACTGTGGGACGATGGCACTACTATCTGGGACGCAGGAAGTACAATCTTCTTTAGCGTTATTGTTCAGAGTGGCGCAGCATATACATTTGACTATTTGCCAAGTGCAACATTGACATTGTCTAATCCGGGCAAGTTTGTGTTTGGCGATCAAATTAGTAACAGCAACGTTTATCCATATGACAACTTTGGCAGTGCTGTGAGTTACAACAGCGGTGTTCTAATGGTTGGTGCTCCAGGCAACGACTTTGGCGATTCAAGTACATCTAACTATGGTGGCGTATTTGTATTTGAAAATCCTCAACGCTTACCTGCTTGGCAAGTGCTCCGCGAACAACAACCAGTTGTTGATATACAATTGTTGAATTCTGTATTCTTGTATGATAGAATCACAAGTGCAAGAACACAGTTCCTTGATTTCTTCGATCCGTTGCAAGGTAAGATCCTTGGCGCCGCACGTCAGAACATTGACTATATCAGTGCAATTGATCCAGCAGCATACAACGTTGGTCCAGTAAACATTCGTGGCACAACATGGGGAGCAGATCAAGTTGGACAAGTATGGTGGGATATCAGTACTGTCCGCTTTATTGATCCAAACCAAGATGACATTGTATATGCAAGCCGTCGTTGGGGGCAAACATTCCCAGGAAGTTCTGTGGATGTTTATCAATGGGTTGTAAGCCCTGTGGCTCCAGTTAACTACACTGGCCCAGGAACACCATTAGACACAGTTTCATACAGTATTAATTCACGTTTGTCACGCGAAGGTGTGTTCATAACAGAATACTACTTCTGGGTTAAAGGTATCACAACTACTGATACTCGTCAAGGCAAAACTTTGAGCATTGCAACTGTTGCTCAATATATTGAAAACCCACGTGCAAGTGGCATCAGTTATATTGCACCTATCAACAGCAGCACAGTAGCATTGTACAACACCGGCGACTATATTGAAGCCAGTGATACAATCCTTGACATTGAATTTGATCGTGAATACACAAACGACAACGTTCACGTTGAATACGAATTGATTCCGCAGGATCGCGCTGACGGTTTCTTGAGTGATAATTTATATCGCAAGTTACAAGATTCGTTCTGCGGCGTTGATACTGCTGGTAACTTAGTTCCTGATCCTAACTTAGGCCCTGCTGAACGTTATGGCGTACAATTCCGTCCACGCCAATCTATGTTTGTGGATCGATTCGAAGCATTGAGAAACTACTTGACTCGAGTCAACAGCGTATTGGCGTTGTACCCTATCAGCGAAAACCGCAGTTTCAATATTTTAAACTCAAGTGAGCCAGAGCCAAGTGCAAACAGTTCAACTGATCCTTGGAATCTTCGTGTTGCTAACTTGGAAATCTTAGGCTTCCAAGACATCTATGCAGTACCGCTGGGATACAAATACCTAGTAGTAAGCGACAGCAATAACCGAGGACTGTGGACAATTTACACAGTGGAGTCTGACCCACTAAACATTGGTGGCCGAGAACTAGTGCTAACCCGTGTACAAGGTTATAATACTCCTGACTACTGGAGTTACATTGATTGGTATTTGCCAGGATATAATTCTAGTACAAAAGTTATCGTTGAAGTCCCGGTGTATGCATCATTGAATACACTAACAGTTCCTGTGGGCAGTTCAGTTCGTGTCACTGCAAACGCCCAAGGCAAGTGGGAAATTTATCAACTGCTAGACACAGGATGGACAAGGGTTGCTCTACAAGACGGTACTATTGCGTTCTCCGCTGAACTGTGGGACTACTCATTGGGACGTTTTGGTTTTGACGTTGAAGTTTTTGATGCACAATACTTTGACCAAGAACCTGTAATTGAAACTCGTAAAGTTATCCAGGCAATTAATCAAGAATTGTTTGTTGATGACTTGCTGATCGAACGCAACAAGGCCATGGTACTAATGTTCAACTATGTGTTGAGCGAGTTTGCTGCACCTGAATGGTTAGTTAAAACTTCTTTAATTGACGTTGATCACAACATTCGTGAGTTGATTCCGTATCAAAACTATGTTGTTGACAACCAAGAGTTTGTTTCTGACTACATCCAAGAAGTCAAGCCATACCACGTTCAGATCAGAGAATTTAACTTGCGTTACACCGGCTTTGATTCTTACTCAGGCGACACAACAGACTTTGACGTACCAGCATATTACAACACTTCGTTGGAAATTCCAAAGTACACAAGCCCTATCTTGTTGCCATATGCACATGCTACAAATCAAGTAAGCAACACTGAAAGCGATGCTAATGCAAATAATACTATTTGGGCTAAGTGGCCATATAGTCAGTGGTACGGGAATTATCTACTGAACTTAGATAGCATCACTATGGTAGAAGTTGGATCAGGTTACACTGAACCACCAACTATTATCATTGATGGTGATGCAGACGTACCAGCAGAGGCCACTGCTGTGGTCAACAGCCTGGGACAGGTTGTTGCGATCAATGTAACAGACCCAGGATCAGGCTACAGACAAACTCCTACTATTGTATTTGATGGTGGTAACGGAACCGGCGCTAGAGCATACGCTGTAATGAGCAATGGCTTGGTACGTAGTTTCCGCACAGTTATCAAATATGACCGTTTCCAATATCAAACAAGCATTCAGACTTGGGACACCAGCGGCACTTACGAAAATGGTACCTTGGTTCGCTATGATAACCGTGTATGGCGTGCTGAAAACAGTGACGGCAGTTCAGCCAACGTTGGTCCAACATTTAACCTTGAAGATTGGGTGCTAGTTCCTGCTAGCGAACTATCGGGTGTTGATCGTACCATGGGCTTCTATGTGCCTAGCGCAAATCAACCAGGTTT